TCTGGTTGCAAGGCACTACCATATAAATTATTTATGCGTGCCAATTTGTCATGCATACGAACACGTAGTCCATTGATGGCACCGCCAGGGGCGTCAGCAATATTCTTCGGACCGTAATCTTTATGTTTAGATAACAGTAGGTCTAATAATTCTTGAAAGGTTTTTCCAACATGGTACTCAAAAGTGGTATTTTGAGCGTCAATATGAGTGATTTTTCCTCTATCTGTTTCTTGGTTATATGGAAACCTTGCATTTCCAAGTGGGTTATAATCTGCCATACTTCGTCACTCTCCATCTTCTTCTTCGTTGGTATCTGCTAGGAAATGTATTAGTTCACTATCGAATTGACGCATCTCTTCATGTATAACTATATCTTCTATATACTTCTTCATTTTCTTAGGACTAGATTCTGCTGCATATAATGTTGCATAAGTTGATTGCGTGATACCTTTAATTTCTTCTGGGTTATCAGCCATACTATATATGCAACGAAGTAGAGAGCCAATCATTAATTGATATCCTCCAGGAAGAATAAGTTTAGGGTCAAAGTACTCACCATTCTCATCATCTATTAAATGGTCGGTTGCTTCAAATATATTATCAAAGTGTTGTCCGCATGTTTTGCATGGCGGAATATCTTTATGATTCATTTAGTCCCATTCTTTCTCGAATATACTGGGAACCGTATTTGACGTAGCAAGAGTTGACATCTTCTCCGTCTGGCATTTGCACGACTGTGACTGGCAACTCACGGGCGAGACTAGAAGCAAATTCTTTTCCTGGTTGGTCTCCATCTGCAAATACAAAAACTCTTTCAAAGTCTGCGAGTAATCTCGTATAATGTTTCTTCCAAGAATTTGCACCAGGAACACCGATACAAGGAATACCAACACAAACAGATAAGGTAATAGTATCCAACTCTCCTTCACATACACCAATCCAGTCCCCCGCTCTATCTACATCAAGTACGTTATACATCCTAGTTTCTACACCTGTCATTCCCATGTACTTAGGTTCAACAGCAGCATGAAGGCTACGAAAACGCAAATCGACAACACCAGTTTTGGTAATATACGGTATGGATAATCGTCCTTTGAATGCTTCGTGTCCAACTTCAGGCTCCTCTACTACGCCGAATCGAGCCAGACGTGCTGCTTCCCTTGTTATTCCCCTGCTTGCTAGGTAATCTTCTGCCAGATAAATGTTTGCTGCGTACTTGGTTGCCGCCAAGCCCAGCAATTCCTTCTGCGAATGACTTTGCTTCATGTATACTAACCCTCTCTTGTCTTGCTATAATCTGTAAACTATTCCCCTGCATCCCACACGCAAAACAATTAAATATATTTTCTTTAGTATTAAAACTTGCCGAACTATGAGTATCGTCATGAAACGGGCATTTGATATTTACTTGTCCTGTAGTTCTATTCATTGTCGCACCGTAGTGCTTCAAGACTTCAACTATATCTGGTAAGTCATCCGTCAAATACATCGCCCAACCTTAACACTAGATAAGAATCTGCTATTGATTTTCCTCTGGCTTTGATAATAACCGCAGGTAAGACGGATGTTCTTTCAATGCCTCTTGCCTCCGAATAATGCGTTGCTTCAACTTGAGCCTCTTTGCTCCAACCAGAGAGGTCAATGCGACCTGATTGACCTGGGGCTTTGGCTTCGATGATTCCAATCTTCCCAAGGAAATTCGCTCTGACAACAACATCTCCCTCATCTTTAGAACCTCGTCTTGCAAGTCTCTCACTATCAAGTCCAATTCGTCTAAAATAATCTCGTAGGTCGGTTTCAAAGTTTGCTCCTCTAGCCTTGTGTGATTTACGTGTTGTCATGCTGTCCCTACCTGTACTGAGCCACTTGAATGATATTCACAAAGTGGAACATACATTAATATTGTTATTGGTAACATATATATCTTAGAAGTTAACTTTTTGCAATAAAAACATTTGGTCATGAATTTTCTGGTATATCTTCTACATACATGTACTCTGGATTAAATGCTAACCAAGTCATAAGAGTTCCTCCAGCATCTGCTCTACCGTAGCGATTTTTGACTGCTGCCACGCCAAGCGATGTGCCCACCGTACCGAGTGTACATATGAGAGCAGGAAGTTGTGAGACTTTACCCTGTATTGCACTTCTTGGCTGACAAGGATTCCCAGGAACTGCTTCAGAAGTATGATGTAATACCATAATCGCAGCATTAGTGGCTCTGGCAAGATATTTCAACTCCTTCATAATAGCCCGCATTGATGCGAACTCTTCACCACCATCGGTGGCTACATCCATTAGGTTATCTAAAATTATTAATGTTGGAGCACAACCCCATAATTCTTCAAAGGCTTGTACTTCTTCGTCTATGTCTTGTAATGTTGGTGATGATTCGAAGGACCAGACTATGTGGCTTCCTTTTTGGAGGATTGCTTTAGTCCATCCAACATCAGTATTAAGTTTATGCTCGACATCTGTTTGATTCTTACCTGATATCATTGACGCTAGGCGCATAGCCATAGTGTGAGCATTGGTATCAGCGGATATGTAAAGAGTTGGCACATTAGTCTTTAGGGCAATCGCTAGAGCAAGTGTTGATTTACCTGCTCCAGGAGCACCCGCAAACATTGAAACTTCTGAACGCCTAATTATAATCTTGGACGCTTCGAATGATTTAAAACAACTAGGTAGAGGTTCCCCGCCAATAGAGGCACGACCCACAGACCTGACAAGTGTACGCATCTATTGCCCCTACCTATTTGTTAAAACGGAAATTGTTCTGGTTCTAGTTTACTGGCTTGCATTGGTCTGCGCCCTGAGGCATCGGGCAGACCCACATTGCGTAAGGATTCCCCGTCTTGCTGGAGATTCCCGACTTGTACTTCCGTGCCCCGTGTTGACATGTTGGCCCCGCTCCAGCGGATGGAGGCGATGCCTGGGGTGGTGCTGAGGAGCGTTGAGGCTCTGTGCTTGGAGTGGTACTCGGCGTTGATAAAGGGGCGGTAACCGCTGCTCCCACCACCAACTTTTGTACTGCTGCAATTTGAGTAGCAAAGTCGCCAATGCCCTCAAGCAATACACTAAGTTCGTCCGCTGTGTTGGCTCTGACGTTAATTAAATCGCCAGTTCCAGTTTTGTATGATACTTGTAACTTCCAGTCTTCTGCCATTATGCTTCCTTCTTTGTTGAGAATTGACAATGAGCGGTAAGTCCGCACATGTATTGACAAGAGTTTGTGTTGGGCAAGAAAATACCTGCCTTGCGTGCTTTGTCAAATCCTTTTACCAGGAACTCCATTTTATCATATGTATATCCTGATAAATCAACCATCTCTACGGTATTGCTACCACGAGACATGTAGTAATTACCCCAGTCAACCTTTATATCAAAAGTTTCTTCGAGACCAAGTTTGTAAAAACCTAGTTGCAAAGTACTGGTTGGCGTGTTCTTAGATGTTTTGAGGTCAACAATTACTAATTGCCCATTAACCTCAAAAATTCGGTCTATCACCATTTTGATTGGCACATCAGCCACTATTGGCATTAACTCTAATTCGATTCCTGGCCGTCCATCAGGTGCAATCCAAATCTTCCAATTGGGATTATGCTTACGCCAAGCGATATACTCGCTAACCCACATAGGTCCTGCAGTCTGCCAAAAGTTAATATCTTCCTTGTTGGGATTAAGTTTGGTAGCCTTACCACCTACACGAGCATTGGTTAAATCAATATCACCCTTGCAAGTATTCCAAGATTCTGTCCATAGGTTATCGACATCATTTATCATAGGTTATCCCTATCATAGGTTTCGCAAGCAAGGTGGAATGCTGAACCGCCAACTGACCAAACAGATGGCTCCTCCTGTTTCTCCAGTAACCTACCTAGGTAGTACTGGTATCCACAAGTTAGATAAGTGCTAAAAGCACTATAGGATATATGTTCTGGTAATGTATATTCTTCAAGTTGTATTGACATTAAACATATTATACACAGGTATAGGGTTAGATGGAAGACAGATGTGACTTCCATAGATTGGTACCTGTGTGTATAATTGATATTAATATAATATATATAATACCCCGAAGGGGTATATGATATAATATATAATTAATTATATATCTAAGGAGTACTATATGGAAATCATAAATAATACATTTTGGGCTGTATTTTTTGGCTCAACTTTAGGAACCCTAACCGTATACCTAATCACATCTATGGTAGATGAATATCGTACTGCAAAAGAGCATAAAGATATCAAACTTCTAATGGAAGAGTGGGAAGACCTAGAGGATTAAGCCTAGAAACGACAAAAGAACCCCCTTCCTGAGGTAAGTACCTCAAGTTGGGGGTTTTCGTGTCTCTAAAGGGCGTTTAAAGCCCTATTAGGGGTATTTAATTAGAACCTATGCCGTACTCTTTTTCAGTCTTATCAGCCCATTTAGCCAATGGGGCAGCCAATGCGCCAATTAGGATTGCTTGTTCAGGTGCAAGGTCAGCAGCAAAGGCAAGTCCCATTGTGACCGCTGATGCTATTACTGCACGAATATATGATTTAAAAGCAGCCTTTGTCTTAGGGTCTTTTAACTTAGCAATTAAGTCTTTCATTTGTTCTCCTTCTTTGGTAGCGGCTTGATTGAAGCCTTTACCTTGTTGAGTGTTGTTACCTTTCCCAACCAGCCAAACCAAGGCGACGTATCGTTGCCACAGTCATCTTTGATGGAAATATGTAAGTGTTTATTATGCGGATTTGAACCAGTATATCTGGCTTCGCCATTTTTGGCTGACCAAATCTTACCAGTAAAAATTAAATACTTAACTCTTGGGTCTGACTGCAACTTTTCATAGAACTCAAAGCAATCTATGCTGTTGGCTGGGTCGTGAGTTATGTCTACTGCGTATCCAGTATTGTGGTCTGAATTAGGACTCTGTGCTAGGTGAGCAGCAGATGGTAGTAGACCATCGCTGGCTTTCTTGCGATTCGGTCTTAACGCCGTCGCTTGGCGCAGCACAGCAATTGCAGCAGGTGTGGCTCTCTTGGCAACAGTTGTCATATTGACATCCATCCTTCATACTTTGCATCTGGGTTATCCTTTAACCATTGTTCTCTTAACAGGTTTTGATTAGGCCAACAAATATCAGTTGGGTCACAGCCACATCCAATACAGTTGTTATCTACTTCTTTCTTATCCATACTTGCCATCCCATACGTAGTATTTCAATATCATCTTTATGTTTTGCTAGCCACGCATCTATTGCTGGCTTAGGGTTCTTATCTGTACCATCTGGATGGTCCCACTCATAGTCATCAAATGCCATGACGCCACCAGACTTAAGCAAGTCCCAAGATAGGTCAGCATCTAAAGTAACTGATTCTGGTAGATGGTCTCCATCAATGTAGATGAAGTCATACTTAACATCCCTATGTTCTTTAAGCCAATCACCACTAAATGCTTTATGTGATGCTACCTTTTTAGCATAAGGTTTCATCTGTTCTTTATAGGCTTCTTGTATATCATCCCAGTTATAGACTGACTCGTGGGGTAGGTTGCCACACCAAGGGTCTATGTCTACTAGTAAAGATGTTGGGTCTGTAAGAATATTTTTTAGTAACCAAACAGATGCGTTGCCAGTAAAGACACCTATCTGTAAGAACTTAAGATTCTTTTTGCCCTTAAACTCTGCTAGTCCATTCTCAAAGTCTTGGACTGTTGCATTGTCATAAAACCATTTTGGAAAGTTATCTGTTTTCATCCCCATTACTTTCTACTTCTGTATTAAAATTTGGTAAAGCGTGTCTACTTTTTCCTCTAACCGATTGACCTGGTCCTTGATACTAGAGCCACCATTTTGCTTAAGTTCAGATAAATAGTATTTAACTAAATGTCTTACCACTATTGCTAAGGAGCCAATTAAAGTTGTTACGGCTACGGCTAATCCAGCCCATTCATTCGGTGTCATTATAAGGTCCTTATTGTTACCAGTAGGATACCGCCAAAGCCAGAAAATCTTTTGTCGGTAGGGGTTCGGTTGATGAATTGCAGTTCTTCTATAAGCCCAAGGAATGATTCATCATTTCTGAAGTCTTCAATGCGGATAGTATCACCAGCACTTTCTATATCTTCTAATGATTTTAGTTTTTCGTAGGCTGCACCTTCGTGACCAACTTGGACACCGAAAGAATCAAGTTCTCTATCAAAGCATGCCAATGGGTATTGGATTAATCTTTGACGTGGAACTGCAGGTAGGGACTTTAATTGGTAACCCTTAAATATTGGTCCTTGTGTGTTAACTGTAGCAGACCTGTTTAGAACAAACTTTAATGATACATATTGTTGGGAACCACTAGGATAGAGCACTGATGTCTCTTGGATATCAATTCCTTCAGGGAACGTTCCAATTGTGTATTGAGTATCGTTCTTATCGATAGTAACAATAGATACAGTACCGTATGCGTTCTCACCAATAAACTTTAAGGTTTTAAATATTTTATTCTCTAATGTATTGTACCGTATTCTACCAGTAGTAATATACCCAGTAGTCATTAGGGTTGATGCATTTTCTGTGTAAAAATATCCATTAGTAGCACTAGAGTATGCCGTTGAGAAAGAAATTCGATTAGTGCTACCATTAAACGCACAAGAGGTTGTTGTCTTTCCAGATACTCCAGGATAGTAAACATCGTATGCCCATGCAAATCTAAGGTTTTCTATTTCATTTCCTAGGTCAATACGGATAAGTCCTGGCTCTCCATCTACACCAGTAGCGCACCAAACGAATCTATCACGTGCAGCAAAGTCATAACAAGGCTGCGAAGTTTCCACAATAAGTGGTCCATAACTAATAGAGCCATCGGTGTCTGAGACATTTGCTACACGGATTCCTTTGCTAGTACCAATCATCATTAAACTTTGGTAGTAGAAAATCTTATGTACTATTTCACCAACTGGTAGTTCAGCAGCAACTACTGATGAGGTAAGAGTAGGCATGACGCCTGCAGTTGAAAGAGTAAACTTAGAAATTGTTGATTGAATGCCATTATAGCCTGCAATATAAATAGCAGGACCTGATGCAGTTATGGATGTATATGTGAATCCATTTGAAGGATGCGTGTATACGGCAGTTGGCATAGCACTCGCAGATGGTGAGAACTCATACACTTTATTATCGGCACACATAACAATACGTTCTTTTACAAACTCCATTGTTGCGTTAGAGATAGTACCAACTTCATCAAACATTTTAGTTCCTGCGGTACCACTATCAAGAGTTAATGCTTTTTTGTAAACTGTTTTTTTAGTAGAAGTATTAGTAATCCAGTATGCATTTGTGCCATCATCGCAAATAGCATATACTGGTGAGTCTGTTCCAGTATTGTAGTCAATAAAATCAGTTACTGCTCCACTAGAACTAATCTTGTCAACATCATATTCGTCATGCAATAATACTCCATCGATATTACTCCAAGTAATAGAGCGAGAAGTTTGCTGAGGGCGAGCAGTAGCCGTTACAGGTCCAGTAGTATTATGTCCCTCGGTACAAGATTTAAGTAATGTTACTTCACCCTTATTCCAGACATTTAAACCCTTGCTGTCTGCAAATCTGTATGATGAAATTTCTCCAGCAGATGGGTCATAGAAATTGATACCATCTCCACCATGAAAAGACGATTGAGCACGGACCCACCAGCCAGTAATAGACTGCTCACCAGGCTCTGTGCTTTGGTCAATTTGTTGCTTACGATACTGTGCTGTCTGTCTGCGATAAGGACTCTCATCGCTAGTAAATAGAAAAAATGGCAAAGAGTTAATAGCCATATCATATGATTCAGAATTTCCAGCGTAGCCAGCAGAACTAGCAGGGTTTGATAAACTATAAGGTAAGCCTTCGGTAATGTCTGAACCATACGCCATTTATTTACTCCGTCTTTAAGTGTTTGATTAAATTTTTAAAGAATGTTTAAAATTGCTTGTGCTTTAGCACGTTCAACAATTTCAGTTTTTAACAAATTATTTACTTGCTCAAATTGTTGAAGTACAGCAAGACGCTCTAATCTATTCATAGGACATTGACGTGCTGCTTCTTGAACTTCTAAATCTTTTAAATGAACTAAGTCTGAGTCCCAATTACCATCTAATGTGGCTAGTAAATTTTGGTACACATTAATGTTGGCAGAGTAAGCATCTACTTCCATTTGTCTACTTTGTTTTGGTGTTAGTTGTACATTATTTTCCATTATTTATCCATTTCTTTTAGTTGATTTTATAGAAAAGCAACAGCATTAACTGTGCCAGTTGGGAGAGTGCTTGGATTAGAATACCTTGCTTGAAATCCGTTATACCAAGAGTAAACATATACATATGGACTGCTAAAAGTGCCAACTGCTATTGCGGTACCGGTAGGGTTCCAAGCAAATGCTTTGCTAAATGTTACAGAAGGAAAATTGGTACCGTCAGCATATTTAGTGCCAAAACCACTAGACCAATCATATGCAATAAGTTTATTAGCAAAATCATCGGAAAATGCAATAATGGTTCCAGCAGGATTCCATTCTGCACCAGAAGATAGCCCTGGCGCTCCCGTAGGAGTTGCATACTTAGTACCAAAACCACTAGACCAGGCATACACATTGCCAGACGAACCAGAAACAAACGCATCTCCATTTGGATGAAATCTTACATTTCCACTATACGAAGATGAAATTCCAGAAGTAGGGTCAGCGTACTTAGTACCAAATCCGCTAGACCAGGCATAAGCATGAAGGTATGGGTACCCAGTGCTTTGCACCAATAAAACTGTTCCCGCAGGATTAAAGATTACTCCATAGCCAACCCCACCAGGATTAGTAGCAGGGTTAGAATATTTAGTACCAAATCCAACATCCCAGGGTACAGCAATTATGTATGGACTTGACAATATTCCTGCAGCAACTACGCTTCCATCAGATTTACCTGCAGTAGAATAAACGTATGTATTTGCGGCACTTGATGTATACTTAGTACCAAAACCAGTAGTAGTACTAAATCTATATCCAACTAGTGTATCAGTAACACCCGCTGTTCCAATAACAATTGATTGTGCTGGGTTAGAAGTATTGTTAATAAAATTAACTGAATTAGCAGCAGCACCAGAAGGAATAGGAAAACTAGTAGGGTCAGTATATTTAGTACCAAAACCAGTAACATCATTAAATTTATATACAGTCACGTATGGACTAGCATCATGTGCTACTGCTAATGTAGAGTTGTTGTTAAATCCAGGGAATATTGAAGATGCCATATGAGAAAAGCCTCTAGCACTTGCTCCAGCCCTAGTACTAATTAGTGGCATTATTACTCCTTAAGCAAACTTATTTTGAGTTGCAAGTACTACATAGGTAGGTGTTGACGATGTTTTAATAATTGTATATGAATATGCGTCTATACTAGATGCGTTTCCAACAGTAGGTGCTTGCCCATTTACCCATTTAGGAGTAATTGACGTACCATCAATTGCAATTGCTGTTGGATAATATGCAGTTGTACCATTAGTATTTAAGAATGTAACCGTTACGGAATCTCCAACATCCATTAAAGAATTTAAAGTTGTGCTGCTATTACCTCTAAAATTAAATGTAAAGTTAGCAGATGCATTTGTTGTATAATACAATATTGCTTGAGTTAAATAATCAAAGTTAATTGTACCAGTAGCAGCGGTTGCTGATACGGTTGTAATTTCCTGAGGAGACTTTAATGTTGGATAGTTTTCGGTTGGACTAGTAAGAGTTTTACCGCTTAATGTCTCAGTACCAGCAAGGGTTGCAAAATCTCCATCAGACAGGGCTGTGTTAAATTGTGCAGTGGTGCCAGTAAGTGTGTTGGAGGTCATAGATAATGTTTTGTTAGTAAGTGTATCTGTGGTTGCTCGACCTACAATTGTATCAGATGATGAAGGCAGTGTTAAGGTTCCAGTATTTACAATGGTAGACATTGCTGGAGATGTTAAAGTCTTGTTAGATAATGTCTGTGTTCCAGTTAATGTAGCCGCAGCATCAACACCAGCAGCAAAGTAAGTCAAATCATCTGATGTTAATACGTGTTTAACTATAGCACCCGCAGAGTGGGTCTGTCCGCTACTTCCTGCTTTTGCTCTTTGAATAGTTAGAGTATCTGCTGCAATAGCAGTTACAAAAACAATTTCTTCATTGATTGTGTCTGGGGCAATGGCTAGAGTAAATTGGTCTACGTTTCCAGCAGATAATGAGACTCCGCCCATCAGAGTAGTGCCTGTGCCAGCGGTAACAGTCATCGTTGTAGTTGATGAGTTTATACCGCTTTGTAGCGCAGTTTCAACGCTAACGCTCGAGAATTTACGGGTCATTGGTTTTCCTTATCTAGTGTAGTGCGGACGTATTGGATATTTACCTACTAATTTAGAATTTTCTTCTTTAAGTCTTTGTTGGTACAAAGCATAAATATATTTAGATGCAGACACTCCAGCAGATGAAGGAATTTTTGTATCTGCATTATCTGCCTCAGCAGATGTAAGGTTGATTTTTCCAGCATCTAAGTAGGATAATAATCTATAAGCAGCGCCAAGAGTAACAACATCTCTGCAGGTCTCTGGTAATCCAGTCACATCTGTAAAGTCTTCAGTATTAGAATCAAGAGTATTTGGAGATGTGCGATACCATACCTGAACAGTTCTGCCTGGAGTGATATAATCGTAGATTACAATTGCAGCATTAGAGTTAAATGATGTAGCATTAGCCATTTGGTCTAGACGCCACTTATCGACCATCTTCCATTCTTTAGATGGACCAACTGTTTCCCAAGATACCTGGAATACATCTTCGCAATCATCTGGAAGAGCGTAACTGTTCTGGGCAGGGTTAAAGGTAAATGTGTATGAAGTCATACTCCACAAGGTTGGGAATACGCTATTAATTGTATCGTTAATTGCTTTCTTAATGTTTACTTTTGGAAATGTTGGAGATAATGTTATTTGTGCATACTGAGCATGTGGGGCTGGGGATGTGTTACTGTAGCCACGTCCGAAGCCAGGAATTACTGTGAGTGTACTAGATGACTTATCGAAGGAGTCAATCCATAGAAGTTCGTCATCAATTTCAATAACACCTTTAGCAAGGTTAGATGATGAGCCAATTTGAATTGATGTATCGGTAGTTGTTAAACCGCTAGAATTGGCAAGATAGGTAATACGGTCTTGCCGCATTGTATAACCAGCAAGGTTAGACCTTACTTCATCAATCATATCTTTTAGTGTTGCCAATGTAATCTCCTTTAAATGGGTATAAAAAATGACCAGTTTATCCACATGGTCAGGTGGTCATACTAAGAGTTATTTACTCTGTTGGTGCAATCTTTGCAAGTTCATCTTGATGCACATTAATTGCTGCTTCAAGAGTTTCAAGTGCTGCCTCTGCTGCTGTAACGCCTTCTGCATTACCAGATGCTTTGGCAACTGTTTTGTTGATGTCGTGCTGATAAGCCTCTGAAGCAAATTGAGTCAATCGTTGCTCAAGGATTGATTTCTTTTGCTCATCACTTAGTAGACTTGAGTAGTCTAGTGCCATTGTATTTCTCCTTATTGTTGTTTACGTAAACATAGTCCCCTGGGAACTATGAATCTTATTGTACTATATTCTAGCCTGATATGGAAGTGGCTAGGCGTTTGCTATGGTTGTGACTGTGCCTGATGAGCCTCTGAACTTGAGTGCGCCTGCCTCTACATAAAGGTAGCCACCCACTCCTGAGTTAGCAGCAGGGGCGGTAGATGAACCAAGTTCTAACCAAGCATCTTTAGTTACTGCGGCTAGTTTAGTTCCACTACTATTCTGCCATTCTTGAAGATTGGCAGTTTGTGAAGATGCGCCACGAACTACTAGTCCTTTATTAGCGGCTGTGTTTGTAAGTATCAACAAACTTCCAGTATCTCCCGCTGGTGTAATAGTTGCATTTCCAGCAGATACAGAGCCAAAACTCGTAACTCGTAAAGAACCAGTGGCTGAAACATAAGCAACATTGCCAGTTGTATCCTGCCATTCCTGTAGGTTGGCAGTTTGGGATGCGGCACCCTTGACAATTAAAGGAATATTAGTTGAAGATAATGCATTGGCTGTTATATTGCTAGAACTAAATGAAAAATATGGCCCATTTGCTGCAGCGTTTTGGACAAAAGCAACGTTAATAGTATTATTAACATATAATCTGCCGTCAGCACCAACGCTAGTAAGTACAGAACCACTACTATTCTGCCATTCGGTTAAGTTGGCAGTTTGTGATGCTCGGCCCTTCACATACAATGGGATTGCGCCAGCATTTGCACCATATACAGTCATTGATGCGGCAGCGGTTGTGTTTCTGTTTAAATCAATATAATTATGTGATACACTAAATGACGCATCTCCACCACCTGCACGTTGAACTTCAAATATATTTGTTGAAGTTTGACCAGAGGCAGCAGTTATAGTAAGGCCAACAGTTGAACTTGATGTAGAGGTTAAAGATGTATTTCCAGCAGTCAGTCCTCCACCAGAATCAACTTTGGCCAACACAGTACCTGCACTATTCTGCCATTGTGTTAAATCTGCAGTTTGTGAGGCTACGCCTTTGACAATAAACCCAACCATACTTGTGTTATATGGTCGCCAAGGTACAGGGCCATAAGAATCAAATTGTGTGGCAGAAATAGATAGTGAGTAAGGACTGCCATCAACACCTAATGTAATTACGCTACCTGCTGGTCCTCGAAGTGTTGGAACAATTAATTTGCCGCTAGCATCCATACTTGCTGCCACAGTACCTGCAGAGTTTTGCCATTCTTGTAGGTTTGCGGTTTGGGAGGCTGTAGCCCTTATCACTAAACCCTTGTTTACTGCTCCGTTTGTGGCTATTCCTATTCCTGAATTATCATAATCAAAATTAAGTGTTGCTCTTCCGCCTAATGGAGACAATATAATAGGAACACGAAGTGAACCTCCTGCATCAACTCTTGCCAACACCGTTCCAGCACTGTTCTGCCATTCGGTTAAGTTTGCAGTTTGGGAGGTTGCTTGCCTAATAACTTCAGTTGGCGCAGTTGTAGAACCACCAACAAATAATGCAGTTCGTGAAACACTACCAGACCAAATAGTTGCTTGAGCGCCTAGGTCTTGGACTACCATTATTCGACCAACGGAGAGTGTTAAATCTCCACTTGAATGTATTTTTGTTAAAACCGTACCAGAACTATTCTGCCATTGTTGCAGGTCTGCAGTTTGTGAGGCTGCTGCCCGAACGGCTATTGGAGTAATTGCTGCCGTACCTGCGACAAAACTTCCAACGGCAGACAAAGTAAATGTTCCACCCGTACCTGCTACGTTTGTAAATCCTGAACCAAGAACTGTGAAGGTTGTTGATGTAACTGCTGTGACTGTCCAAGTTCCATTGTAAGTGCCACCACTTACTGATGCCACTGTAACTCGCTGCCCTACTTGCACAAGTGATGTGCCACCATAGGTAAATACCGCAACTGTGGCTGATGTAAATGCAGCCGACGTAATTGCCGTAGTAGTTGTACCATTAATGCTTGCAGTAGTGCCTGCGTATATTTGTCCAGCGGCATTGATTCCTGAAAGATTGGTACCAGGCTGACTTTGCCACTGTTGAAGGTCTGCGGTTTGTTCTGTTCTGGCTCTTACTGCTAAACTTGCTATCGTAGTTCCTGCGGATTGGAATGTGGCAGGAACTGCTCCTGCTGAGAATATAAGTTGGCTGCCGCTACCACCTACCGCACCAATATTTCCAGTAATTCTTGCGTTGGTATTTGAAACAATTGAACCACTAGAACTAATTGAAGTTATTACTGTCCCTGCGGAGTCTTGCCACTCTTGCAAGTTTGCAGTTTGGGAAGCAAAGCCACGTATTACCATACCTCTTGCCGTTGCAGAAGTTGTGGTTATACCAAGTTGTCCGCCAGGAGTAGTTCCAGAACCTATTGAAAAGAATCCATTTGCGTCAACTCTTGACAATACGGCACCCGTATCGTTCTGCCACTCTTGTAGATTAGCAGTTTGTGAAGCAACACCACGAATCACAATTCCTTTTTGACCAGCACCACCTGTTGTAAAACCAATTCCGCTAGTATCATAATTTGTTCGCATAAGTGTAAGACCTGATGCAAGTCCAGCAAAAATAAGAGAACGCATGGTTCCGGCGTTGTCAACAGATGCTAGTTCATTTCCAGAAGTGTCCTGCCATTGAGTTAAATCTGCGGTTTGGGAGGCTACGCCACGAATAATTATGCCAGGAGTTGATGTTCCTGTTGTCCAAACATTAAGCATTGCGGAGCCACCGCTCCAGGATGCGCCACCAACGGAAACTTTTCCAGAAGTGTAAAGTCCTATTGTGGAATTAATTCTTCCAGATGAATCAATGTTTGTTAAAGCAGTTCCAGCACTATTTTGCCATTCTTGAAGATTGGCGGTTTGGGAGGCAGCCGCACGGACAATTAAACCTATTCTAGCAGCGTTATTGTCTTGTACGTAAAGTTGCGAAGTTGTTGGTAATGTTGCAGTACCAATTGAAGCAACTCCGTCTTGACCTGATGTGCCACCAATAATGCGATAATTCACAGTGTTGCTAACAGTTTTTATTTGGAAATTATCTGCAGTTTGTCCACCATTGTTTCGCAAAACGAATTGGATAGTGCTTGTGCTTGTATTTGCAATCTCTTGCGGGCTAGTTGTAAAAGTATTAGCGGCATTAAGTAAAGCAAAGTTTGCAGTATCAATACCAATGTTTGCTGCAGTAGATGTTCCTGAATTTGTAATTGGAGCAGTAACAGATACGACACCTGATGAACCAGTGGCGCCAGTATCACCTGTATCACCCTTAGCACCTTGTGCCCCAGTGGCTCCTGTTGCTCCTGTGCTTCCTATAGGCCCTTGAGGACCTGTAAGGCCAGTTGCACCTGTGTCACCTTTTAAGCCTTGTGGTATTGTAAAATCAAATACAGCGGCAGAGGTTGTCCCAATATTAGTTACTGCTGCGGATGTTCCTGGAGCACCAGTGGCTGTTGAGCCAACAATAATAGTTGCTGCACTTCCAGTAGCACCAGTAGCACCTGTTGCTCCTGTAGAACCTGTCGCACCTGCGGCACCTGTTGCGCCAGTGGCTCCTGTATCACCAGTGTCGCCTTTATCGCCCTTAGGTAATACTAAGTTTAAAGTTTGTGTTGGAGCAGTACCAGTAATTGTAGCAACGGCAGTAGCACCACCTGTTACGGTTCCAATTGAAAGTGTGTTTGCTGGGCCTGTAGCACCAGTATCACCAGGAATACCTTGAGGTCCTTGTTCATTTGAGACAACGATAGTAGTTTCAGGGGTAGCAATTGTTTCTACAATTACATCAATAGCCTCAGTTTCTGGACTAATATTAACTGATATATTATCAGTCGATGCCTGTTGAACTATTACAATTGTTTCACTCATCCAGCCACCGATGCGGTGACTACAAATTTACCTTCAAGTAAACGAGTAACCACAGTTCCTGAATCTAGGACTAAATCATAAACATATTTGCCAGCAGTTATAGCATCAGTTACAACAGAACTTAACGTGACAGTTACAGTTCCTGCGGCACCACCTAGAGCAATCTTTCCATTATCATTGGTGGCTAATACAGTTGTTGTAGTAGAACCAGTAAATGGTCTAACTGTCATAGTTGCATCATAGTTTGTTAAATCCCAGGCAGTATTGCCAGTTTTAATAGTAAAAGCAAATGTGAATGTTGCGCCTTGGTCACAGACTAAGTTATGTTTTGCACTCATAGGTTTATACTCCGTAATGCAGCAGGGGCTGCTAAGCCAGTAGTTCCAGCAAGTTCGTTGCAGATACCATCAATATCTTTAAACTTATCTCTAGTACGTCCAGCCTCTGCTTTAATATTAAGAGCACCTACGGTTGCAAGGCCAGTAGTTCCTGCATAGACGTTAGCGGCACCTTGTTCATCAAGAAACTTTGTTATATCAGTAATACCAGCAAGACGATTAAGTTCTGCTGTTAGACTGCTGCCTGCTTTGCCAAGTGCCATTGTTTATCCTATCTAGGTGTAATGATTTTCTTATCAGGGGTGATAAGTTTTGACTTAGGCTCTTCCTTAGGTTTACCAAAGAATGCCTTATAATAATGCTCATCAAATGAGAAACGCTTCATATGTGGAGCAGTTGCTCCTGTATGGCAATAGAGTGGAACTTCTGCCTTATCGCATAGTGCAAAGAAGAATATATCTTCGCCTATAAACTTGGTTCCTCTACCCATCTCCATAAACACCTGTCCATCTGGTGCTACGGCTCTTACCTTCTCAACTACGCTGCGGTGCATTAGGATAAATCCAAATCCAGCAGCGTCAGCCTTAATTAGTTTATTCTCAGGTAGTGGATGTATTCTACTTAATCCAAAACCACCATCTCCATTATTAACAAAACTAAATACTGTAGGCATTGGAACCATCAAAGGTTCTTCAGGATTATCTGTAGTAAAGTATACCCCAGAAACTAATGGACGCTTTTCAGCATCTTTATTATCCCATAGTAATCTAAAAGTATCTGGACTAATTACCACATCTGAATCTACCCATAGTAGCCACTCATGGTCAGTCTTATCATACCAGTAATCAACTACTGTCTGTCTTTGTCTAGCAATCTGATTGCCTTGACTACGTAAGGTTGAAGCAAATTGTACGCCAGACTTTAACATTACATCTGTTACGCCTTGCATAAACTTGCCATCTACCATACCATTGTCACACCAAGCAATTGCTACTGAATCTTTTGTCCCCTTGGTACTCATATTACCACTTAACCTTGTCCGCCCAATAGGCTGCAGACATCTTGCCCTTAGCAATATTCTTGCCGTGTCTTGCCTTGAAAGACTTACGCTTCATCTTCATACGCTCAGACTCACCAGCCTTTGGTTTACCAGCGGTGCTTGCACCTTGCTCACCAAATCGGATAGTCTTTACTTTCTCTCCAACTTTAGCCACAACTACGTGTGATTTCTTTGGATGATTAGGAGTACGCTTTGGTTTGTTAAAACCAGATACTCCAGCCCTCTTTAATCTTGAATCGCTCACTTGCTCCCCTTAGTTAGTTCTTTTGTCTTTGGGTCAAGACGAGTTTTTTCCCGTCCATCCTTTCGGAGAATAACAACTACACCATCCCGTATAATTGATTTATTGAATCCGTCGTGACGCTTGCGCTGACCCGATGACATTAGTTAATTCGCTTACCTTTTGAGTCATAGCGTCTACCTCTAACTACGGCTCCAACAAGTTGCCCAAATTGCTTATCTTCCATTTGGCGAAGAACATTTGCACGAGCATCAGTTCCTGGACCAGGAGTATTACGCATTTCGCTTGTGGCACGGTATGCTTGAATAGACTCATTAATCTCTTTAGCAACGTTTTGAAAGTAATTTAGTTTTTTAGCCATATTACTTTTTCTTACCCATTTTCTTCATAACCATTTTCTTGCCAGCCTTCTTGGCTGCTTTCTTGGCCATTGCCTTACCTTTTGGAGTATAAGGGAATTCCATTTTTCCTACTTTTGGCATTATATTTGTCCTATCTCTTTCATTACGGCTGCGGCTTTTGGGGTTATATCTTTAGTCTTAGGCATAGTGTCCGCATCGTACGCTTTACCTAATACTTCTGAAGCCCTATGCGCTTCTTGTACATGACGCATAGTTGTTCCTGCTGGTTGTATTCCTTGCGCTCTTGCATCTCTATAAGCCTGTAATTCAGAAGTCCATTTCTTATCTGAAATATCTCTCTTAGCATCTCCAGAATTCATCTGAAGTCCTAAACCTTTACATCCAAAACATCCATCTATTGCAACTGGATGATGTTCCCAGTGTTTCATATGTCCCCTTATACTGCTGTAAAGTTTGCTTCTGTTACTCCTACACCACCAGCAATTAGTGCTGCTTTGGTAGCATCGTTAACTATATGATTATGTCCACCAATATAGAACTCTTGGTAATCATCTATTGCCTCATCAAGAACATAGCGAACTCTTGAATATACTCCGCCACTCTTAGCAATACTGATACCTCTATCTAGTTTATAGAAGTAAAATAATCTATGTTTACCTGCTGGTCCTTCTCGGACTGTAGGTGTTTTAAAAACATAATCTGCCATTGTTCTCCTTAATGAACTTACTGTAAGGCTAGAGTTTCCCCTAGCCCTACCGTCAATCAACTAAGCGATTGAAGAACCTGATTCGATTCTGTATAGTGCCTCTTCACGGTAGCGTGCAAAGCCAAGTACGCCGTACCAACCCATTGGGCGGTGACGCATTAACTTGTCAACTACTGGTCCGATAACTACGTGTGGCTCTTCTGCTACGGCCTCGGCCAATGCTTGCTGTCCAGCAAGAATTGTACGATAAACACGTGCAGATGAAGAACCGTCAGTAGCATTGTACAGACGTGCAGACTCTACGAAGTATGCACCTTCGTAAGTTCCGATTTCTCCTGCCCAGATACGATCTTGTGCAGATCCATATTGGTTAGGAAGTAACCATCCTGCTGAACCTGTCTCAGCACGAAGATCGTGTGAAACTTCTGGGTGGATACCACACCAGTATAGGCTACCCTTGCGAGCAATAGACTTGTTAGCACGTAATTTTGCTACTGCCTTGCGTAGGTTTGCAGATGAAAGTGTAGCAGCAGCGGTAACTGTTGCTGTTGAAGTTGCAGTTGAACCTGAGTAGATTACATTTGAACCGCCACGCAATGTTGTCATTGCGATAGAGTCAATAGAATCTGCAAGGTTGAACGCGATAATGTTTGCGATTGCTGGGTCTACATCAGCAAGGCTGAATAGTTCCAACGCACGTGTTACCAACACTGAGTTACCATACTCGTTAAGAGTAATAGTTACAGAGGTTGGTGTGGACATTGCTACTGCATCTGGATCAGCATCCTCGGTGAGGGCTGTAGTTGCAGCAGATAGGTCAACATAACGTTGTAGAACAACTGTTGAACCTGGAATTGCTTGTCTTGCTGGACGCTTATCTGCAACAGAACGAATTAGGGGTTCTGAACGGAGAGCGAATTCTAGAAGACGATCATACGCCTTCTGTACTAAACCAGCAGAACCAGCGGTTCCTCCTAATGAGGACGAACCTGTTGATACGTAGGCGTTAGCCATATCGTCACCTCCAAGTGACTATGAACGGAATTATTGTGAGCGAAGTACATCCAATAATGCATCCATCGAATCTGCATTATCAATGCGAGAATTTAAATCCTCTGCTCGGTCTGGGGTCATAGCATTTTGGGTGAGTACATCTTGCTGCCTTAAGGCGGCTCTATCTACTTCACTTACTTTTGGCTCTTCCTTGTCAACCTTAATTCCAAATAGATCAGCGTTATCATCGAGCCAGTTATTCACTGACTCCTCGTTAACATCGTCTAAGTCTTTAAGAACAAGTCTCGCAGCCTTTGCGTTGACGCCCTTCTTTTCTAGGACTTCTTTGACAACTCGTTCACGCTGCGCCTTGGATAATCCCTCAAGTTGCTCAGTGAGTTCTTTGATACGTTTTTCATCTGAACGTTTGGCTTTACGTAACTTTTTAAGTAAGTCACTTCCATCCATCTGTCCATCTGAGTCTGTATCTAGATCGTCGTCTTCGTCTTCCCAGTAGTTGTTGCTCATAGCAACCCACCCTTCTATTCGTTGTAGTCGCAAGCCTCAAGTCAATTCGGGGAAATTGGTTGGCTCTTGCTATCGGTCTTATACACTGCGCGAGGG